ACTGACGCTATAATAACTGCTGCTGTCGCCATATCAAATCACCTTCTGAAATGTGTTCTCATAGAGAGCGTAACCTAATCTCTCCATCAAACCATTGTGTTTATCAAAATCTTTAAGTGTAACTGAAGCCCAGTTAGCACCTTCTTTTTTACCTGTGTTCTCTGCTGCTAAGATAAGTATGTCAGAAACACCTTGTCCTCTGTGTTCTGGTTGTACGTATATAAAATCTGGTGTTAGCATCTTTGTACCCTTGACATGCAAGCTAGGCTGTATAAAGAAAGAATAGAAACTTGTTAATCCCTTATACTCTGCTGCATAGAAGTACCATCTGTTATCATTCTCTAGAATCTTGTATAAGTCATAGTCTGGGTCTAAATCCATTAGAGGATTCCTTTGGTCTACCTCATCCCATAACTTCTGTACTGTCTGCATTAACTCTTTAACTTCTTCTACTCTTAACCTACTCAGCTTTACATCACCTACAGGTAAGTCCATTACATTCTACCTCTAACAGAATACAGAACCGTATAACCTAGTAACTGCATATCCTTGTTAGCTTCTTGTTCAAATCTTATACTCATTGAATTACCTCTGCCAAGCATCTTATTCTTAGTTGTTATCACTTGTTCACCTGAACTAAAAGTCCCTGCTACGTCTGGTATGTTAATCCTTCTAAACCTATAGGCTTGCTGTGAAGGACTCCATCTATTATTATCGTCTGTATTATTCCAATCCCACTTAGCTCTCATCTGACAACCAGATTGGTTATCTAACATAAGACCACCTAGACCATCAGCTATCCAATTAACTTCTGTCTGTAAGAAGTGAGTAGTTATGTATGGAGCTGACTTCTTATTACTAGGCTTATCTAATGTTTCATATCCTGTCTCTATATAAGCAGTAGGATATGTAATACTAAAGTCCTTAAAGTCTGTATCTGTTTTAGTACCAAGTACAATACTGTATATAGTATTAGTAACGTCTACATCTACCTTCATTACAACCTTCATAGAGTCGTAATCTTCTGTACCTTGGTTAGTATTAACAATAGAACCAATATAATAACCTGATGCTGTTTCATCGTTATTAACTACATATTCTTGTGGGAACACACCACCTAGCTTTGTATCGACTACAAGTGCCTCATCGAAGGCGTGTATGAAGCTGTCAGCGCCGTTCTGAGCCGTTTTAGGGTAGTGCCACTCCACTTGCTTACGTATGCGGTTATAAGCCCCTGTAGCCTTCTTTTTAGATGCTAAAGGTATATTGTTATAATAGGTCTGCATAGTGCTTTCTATTAAACTGGAATGAGTAGGATTACCTTGATCATTAAGAGATATCGCATAGATGCCTTCAACACTCCAATAGAGTTGACTGGCTTCTAAGGATACAACTGACTGGTCAGATATACACCCTGTGTCAGATACTTGCGTTAAGTGGAAGTTTGTAGCCGTAAATCCACTACCTGAACCTGCTAAGTACCATACTCCATTAACAGCATAGATCAATACACCGCCACCAAACTTCTTTATCTGTACTATATCTGTAGCATTACCTATCTGTACTACACCACCATCAGTAGCTAGTAAGTCAGATACATGCTCACTGGTAGGATCGTTTACCTGATAACACTTCTCTAGGTTACTCGTACTTACCCCTTCTAGTACCTGAGAGTAGTACACAGTATTTCTTAGTCCATAAAAGACTCTACCACCAGAGTACTCACAGCAAGTAGGTCTGTTTAATATTATTTCTTGAGGATTAGTTAATGCCATTTATATCTCTAAGGTAAGTTTAGCTTGGGTATTCCATTCCAATTAGGATTCCAATCTTCTGAACCCCCTAGTGTTCCACCATCATCCTCTGGTACTGCTAATATAGCTGCTCTGTCTGTACTGAAGATATCAACTATGTAATGTCCTCTAGCAGCAGGTGTACTACCAAATGATTGATCTTTTAACCACTGAGGGTCAAATATTAAGTTACCAGCATCTTCTACCATCCCCAAGTAAGGAATGTCAGCGTTAGATGGGTACTCACTAAATTCTGCTAGGAAAGCTCCTATTGGGTCTGACTCTGTAGTATTGTTAGGGTCTAATCTTCTCTGCTTGTGCCATCCTTGATTTAATAGATTATACTGGTGGTCACTTGTTAGTCCACCTGATGATGGTGGTCTTTCTGATACTGTGTAGCCATCGTCTATACCTAGTACATCTCTCATCTGTAGAGTTAGAGAAGTTCCTTCAATAGCTGAACTCTCGTATCTGAATAGTACTGGATCTATTGCTGTAGATGCCATAAGTAGATTACCTTTAACATTACAGAAGTTTAATCGAGTACTCTCAGCAATAGCTATAGTCCCTAATGAAGTACCACTGAGTAAGTCATTTAAGTCTACTCTCTCTGTGTCTGCAACTAATGTTGTATCATCAAAGAAATAGATATATCGACCAACCTGTATTACAATGAAGTTCTTATCTGGATCTTTATTAACTGCTTCCCATAAGAAACCATTGATTGCTATATTTGTATCTCCAAGTACCCTAGTGTCAGCCTTAGTAACAATACTCTCTAGAGCTATACCTTTCCTTGGTCTAACAATCTGAGGACTGTAATCTATCTCCATATTCAATAAATCAGGAGAATACTCTTGGGGGAAATGCAAGAGATTCGCCTCTGAATTTAATCCCTTTACAGGGAGTATATACTCTTTATCACCCTTGGCAGAAGGCATATTAAGAAGCCTTCAACTTAAGTTTACTAGGTCTATTCTTAGCTGCTCTAACATTAGCTTTGTAATCCTTCTTATCTTGGTCAGGTTTACATAGCTTCTCTCTGTTGATATAGCTGTTAATAGCATTCTCTATTTGCATAGAGTCAGTCCACAGACCACCTAAGCAGTCTGGAAGATTACCACCTCCTACAAAATATATTGTATATAGTGCATCCCCTTCCTTTACTCTGTAAGCTAATTTCTTATTAGCCTTAGTCTTTCCTACTACTATCTCTTTACTCATCTTCCATAATTCCTTTTGGACTTATTATCTGTACCAATTCTTTGCTTCTTTCTAGCTCTTAATATTCCTAATCTAGCTCGTCTTGCAACACTAGGGATAGGCTCTAGTCTTAAGGCTTCACTTGCCTCTGCTATTACAGCATTCTGATATGTAGAGTGAAACCACTCAGGGAACAATATTACGTGTGTATCGTTAATAACAAATGTAACTTGCTTACTGGTTAGAATACCACTCTTACTTGATTGTAGTACTGAATCAACAGATGAATCAAATGAATCAAATACAATGTGTTCATCATCAAATGAAGTGTAATACTCTGGTGCTTTATTATTAGTTATTCTCATTACATAACCAGAGAAGTCTGTTACTAGTTGATTAGTTGTCTTAGACTTAATATTGCCTAGTCTTTCTAGGAAGTCTAATGGTGGAAGATATTCTATCTCTCCCATCTTAATCTCTGTCACATCATTACTTATATCATACATGATAACTGACTCTTTGATTCTACCTGCTCCATCAGGAAGTCTCATATAATTTGGTTTAGTATTATCAGCTAATGACTCTAGCTGTACTAGTTCTTGTTGCATCTCATTAGAGAATACATCGTCATGTAAGTCATAGAATACTTTCTCAGCTATAGATGCTACTTGTTGTGACTCTATTGTATCGTCAATAGTAGATACAGAGAAACCATCTGTATATGTTAAATACTTATTTATAATCTGTAGTACTGTTAGCTTCATTCTATGCTCTCTTTATTGTAAGAAAGGGGTAACCTAAGTTACCCCAGACTAATTACTACTAAACGATATAACGTACTGTTAGCTCGAATTGACCAGCAGTAATAGTACCACCACCAGCTACAACGATTGCTGCACGTTCTTGAGCAACTGCTCCGCCGCCAACCTGTGCACCATTACAAACAATGATTGCACCTGCTGTTAAAGAGGCTTGAGCGATTGCTACATCAATACCATTTAGGTCGATAACTCCACCACCATCGGCTTGATAAGTACCGATATCGAGAGTACCTAGAGTACCCGCCATAGCAGTCTTAACTTTCAGATGAGCAGAAGTAATAGCAGCACCAGAGGGTAATACTGCTACCATCTCGTTACCTGCATCAACTGCTGGTAGATCGTTATAATCAAAAGTGAAACGTAGTTCCTTTTCTGCACCAGAACTAGCAATCTCACCGCCAAACTTATTTTGGTCAGGTAACGCTCCGAAGAACGTCTGACGACCATTTACATTTTCTAAAGCCATGTCATATTCTCCTATGAGTTATCTGTGATTAAGCAAACCAAAGACTCAGGACGGTATAAAGCGAATCCCCAGTATGAAGTTGCTGACCATGCATCACGTTTCTTAGTTCCCTGACGCTCGAATTCAGGAGTAGGTCGCTGACGAATAACTCCCATCATTGGCTTAGTATCTTCATCTGCAACGCACATAGCGATACAAACCTCAGAACCAGTAAGCGTAGCAACAGAAGAAACTGTTTCTGATGCAGTAGATACTGGAAGTAAGTTAGATACGAAGATATCAAAACCATGAATGTTACGAATGAAACGATGACTCTTAGCGAATCCAGTTTCTAATAGACCATCGAAGTTTGGAGTAGTAATATTTAATACTGCACCAGTCGCTAGTTTATTAAGAACATTCTCTGTCTTAGCATCAACGATTAAGATACGACCTACTTCAGGTACGTTAGCTTTATCAAAAGATAACTTGACATCAGCTACAGCGTCTACGAAGTTCTGTGCTGTGTAACCAGTAGCAAGAGCAATTCGATGAGGCTGACCATTGATGTTATTAGGACTAGCTGATGTCTGAGTACTGTTAGCTGCTGCATATAGATCAGCTTCCATGCGCTTAGCAAAAGCATAAGAACTTTCTTTAACACGAGTAGACCATAGACGGTCAGCACGACCACCTGCATCTAGCTTGAGCTTATCAGTCACATAGAACGCATCTTGTACGTAGTCTGTAAGTGATAAAGTGATTCGAGAAGTATCAATTGCTGAGTAATCAACATCTGTATTCTCTGTATAGTCTGACAAAGTAGCTTGACCAATTTGATCCACATTAAATGTGTCACCAGTTGGAAACTCAGAAGTCAGGTCGTTCATACCAATCATACCCAACAAGTGGTCTTTGAAAGATTCTTGTAACATCTCTCCATAGATTTCTTGCTTGATAATATTGGCACTATTACTTGTAGTTTGACCCATTGTAATTTTCCTTTATTAAGTTAGTAAGTAGCTTCAGCTTTCTTTAAAGCGTCAACTATAGTGCTTGATGTAATACTACCTTGGTAGTCCATAAACTTCTCAGGAGCATTATGGTAACTACCTGTAGTATTGAGTGAACCCGAAGGTGCTGATTGTGAAGAAGGTACGACACCAACCATAGATTCAATTAAGATTTTAGCTGTAGCAGGGTTCTTAGCCATGCCATAAAGTTCATTAAGTGTAATACCTAAGTCTGCGGCTTTACTCGCCATAGCTTCGTTAGTCTTATCACCATAGATCTTCTCTAAAGCCTTACCTGTTTCTAAGTAAGTAGTATCTTCGAGAGCCTTAAGAGATTGTTGTCTCTGCTCAGCTTGTTGTGCTGCTAAGTAGTCCTCGATCTGCTTCGTTGCAATTGCTCCAATCTGTTCCTCACTAACTCCAGTTGTCTCTGGTGTGGCTTGGATATTCTGAGTTTCTTGCGTTTGATTTGCTTTAAGTTGGGCTAGAGCATCGTCAAGTTTAGTAGCATTAGTCAATTGCTCTTCTGCTGCTGCTAGTCGTGCTTTAATATCTGCATTCTCTTGCTCGATAGTATTAATGTGTGAGTCACTTGCTTCAATCTTGGTTGTCGCTGATTCTACATTAAATTCTCTCTCGCCTACTTTGAACGTCAACTGGTCTGTTGGTTGTTCTTTCCCTTGGTCTGGGCTAAAGCTCATTGTATTGCTCCTGTTATAAATCTTTTAATAATTGTCGATAGATAGAACGCTTACCTAAGTTCATTGCTCTGTTCCATCGAGTTTGGAAGTAAGACGAGAAGCTGTTCTTCTCATCCTCTGTAACGAGTTTATCTAGTTCGCTTTCTAGTTTGCTTGCTAAGTAAAGAGTACAATCTGATTCTTTCCATTGCATGTACTCTTTCATTAATTCTTCTTTCTCTGCCTTGTCTACCTTGGTCAGGAAGCTAGGGACTTTAATCATTGTTGTTGTCCTTGTAGTTCTTGTTCTATTTGCATCTCTTCTACTGAAGGTTGACTAGCTGCTATAGCATTACTCTGCTCTATCTGGTTAGATATCTCTTGAGCTTCACCTTGTTCGATTATAGCTGCATACTCTTCAAATATTCCCATGTCTTGTACTTCTAGTAACTCTGCCATTAACTTAGCAGCACCTTTACCAGATATATGAGTCATAGCCATCTGTGCAAGAGGAGTAGCACTTAACTGAGTGAGAGAGGCTAGTATCTGATTCTTTCTAGCAAACCTCTTAGCTCCTCTAGGGATTAGAACACCATTGATTGATAAGTCCTCTTTAGATACACTAAGCATCTCTATGAAGCCACCTTCATTCTTATTAGGAACTTTAAAGGATTGACCAAAGTACTTGTGTGCTAACTCTATCTCTGCTGCTAAGTGTTTCTCTAATGTTGTTCTCTCGAAGTCTGCTGCTTTGTCTATAAAGCCTCTCATACCACCTTCAGTTAAAGCTGTTACTTCACCAAGTGTTTTCTCACCTTGACTTCTAAAACCTGTTAGGTCAGAAGGTAATCTAGCTGCTGCTCTAGCTGAGTGTGTTAGTCTATCTATGTGTAAGTCAAAGCTAAAGAACTGAGTGTTAACTGCTAGTTCATTAACTCCACCGCCTTCTGGTGCTAGGTATGTAATCTGACCTGTATCCTCGTCAAACATCTCTTCTACATCACCTACGTATACTTTATCAGGATTAATCAGTCTATCGAGAGCTTCACTCTTAGCGTTCTCTCTATGGTTAATCTGGTAGTTCAACCCAATGATATTCTCTAAGGGGGACATCCCCCATAGATTGTCGGGTAGTTCCTGCCATACACTCTGGAAGATGTGAGCCTTCCCATCTGCCGTCTGTATCTCTTGGTCAAGTAATACTTCTGATTTATCAGCTACAACGATAACTCTACTTTCGTGTAGTTCTTGAGTATTAACATCATATACATCACCATAGAACCATAGTAGCTCTACATAGCCACTTGTCATATATTGTTGGTATGTACCAAAGCCAATAGGAACATACTGTTCATTCTTATCTTCACCACCCATAGATGGAGAATAGCTACCTCGTCTTTCTAGTATCTCGTTTACTTCTTCCTCATCTAACTGACCAGTAGATCCTCTACGCTTAAGTTCACCAAGGGATATCATCTCTCTGATAATCTTAGGGGCATTCTCAAACTCTATACCGGTAGGATCGAAAGCAATGTCATAAGGACTAATACGTCTTACCTTAGCTCCAACATAACCACCTGCATTAGCCTTTGTTTCATCTACATAGATTACCTGAGAGAAGCAATTACCATATGTAACTAAATCACTTCTTAACTTACTTACAGCATCCATATATCCATTAAGAGCATGTCTGTTCTTTAAGTAGCTTACTATAATCTTTCTTTGCTCTATTCTAGCCGCCTCAGCGTCCATTGGCTCGAAAGTAAACCAGTCCTCATGGGGTAGGGTTACCTGTAGTATTATCGCCTCCAGATCCTGCGCTATCGAGCTGACAACAGGCATGTGCGTAGTATGACTAAATGCGTTAGCTGCATTAGGAAGAGATGTTACATCAGTAGCATATCTGTATGCTTCTATCTCTCTCCACTTAGTTACAGCAGGTCTTTTATAACCATCCCACTCTGTCCAGTATCTTGTAATAGTATCTGCTTTCTCAATAGGAGTACTGAAACCATTCAATGCTGTTAGAACTTCACCACTCATGATCTACGACTCCTTCTCATACCACCAAAGCGACTTAGGTTTACTACGTTGTTATGTTTCTTCATATTTCCTTTTCTCTTTAGTGGAGCTACGCATTCTGCTACTGCTATTGATAATACATCTTTTAAATCGTCATGTGGTGGCTTTAACAGCTTAAGCTCTTCTTCAAGTAACTTAGTGTAACCACCTTTAGTATGATATATCGTACCATTTCTATATCTATGATGAAGAGTCTGTGCAACCCTTTCTTCTTTCTTACCAGAGTGAGATGTGTGTGTCTTTCCCTCTATCTCTAGTCTTCCACCATTACGTCTTACTTCATCTGACAAGAAGTTCTTAATGAACTTACCTGCTGAGTTAGTCTCTACTGTTAGTTTCTTAAAACCCCAGTAGTTATATAAGTCTATAATCTTCTCGTAGTACTTCTCTGGTTTATCTGTCTGGAATCTCTCTAGAGCTAAGACATAGATATAGCCTTCTTCATCTATACCTACTACAGCAAGTGCTGTGTGATCTCTTCTCTTAGCATCCTTACTTGTTGAGTCTGTCCATGCTAAATCCGCTGCTGCAAAGAGTTTTAATCTCTTATCTTTGTAGTGCCAGTCTGTACCTTGTTGTTCTAAATGCTTCAGGTCTATATACTTGAAGTTACTGTTCTTGATAATATGAGTAGACTCATCTGATGGATCATTATAGTACTGACCAAAGAATAGACCTATATCACCATCAATAAGAGCATCAGCTTTCTTAATTGCTAACTCTTCTTCATCAAAGCCATACCATTCACCATTGGGCATCTTCTGTTTAGCCCATATAAAAGTACCATCTCCAGTACGTCTATATGAATCTTCTACTACTCTCTCGAACTTATCCCAACGCTTGTACGTCTTTCCTTTAACCTTGTACTCTATGTCAGTCATTTTAGAGTATAAATCATCTTCGCTATATCTTGTACCTACTGCTATAAATCTACCACCAGTAGAGTTAATCTTAGCAAAGGACTTGTAGCATTTGAGGACATCAGCCTTACCTGCTGCTGTGTCCCAGTTCTCGTCTGTAACTAAATCATCGAATACTGTTAGGTCAGAGTGCATACCTGTGTTACCTGACTTAGCTGTCGTAGCACGAACACTAGGGTCACGTACCATACGTTCTTTACGAGATGGATGGTCTAAGAAGAAGTTCTGCTTATTCCAACCTTCTGTAGGTTTGTGTACCATCATATTCTTACGAGGATCTCTCTCGAAGTTTATATGTTCAAACCATAGCTCTCTATAGGCTTCACTCTTAAAAATATTCTCAATAGCAGTCATTTGTGCTATAACTAGAGATTCACTGTAAGATACGTAGTTTACTTTCCACCAAGGCTTCGTAGTTAGATGCCAAGCCACTGTTATAGCGGCTATTGTACTATTGTGTGTAGTAATAAACCCATTGGTTATGTATAATCCTCTAGGGTTTGAAACTGTTATACATCTAGAAACTCTTCTTGGTATAGGCGATATATCTTTTATCCAAGTCTTAAGCATCTGTGGTTTAAACCGAGCTACTTCATTATATAGCTTAACCTTTCTCTTCATCTTGAAAGGAACACCAACTGATTTAGGTAACCATATATTAGTTGTATGGCTCTTAAACATTTGTGTTGATTCCTTAGAAACCTTAGACCAGACTTCACAAGTCTTTGCTTTGCCACCAAGTGACCTTACTAAGTATTCAACACCGTCATTCAGGTGCTTCCTCTTATCACATTGTGTAAAGGAAGCTATTCCGTTCATCTTGTTAATGTTACCGTCTGTATCTAGTAAACCTCTTAACAGTTCCATCCTTTGTTCTATAGATGCTTTAAGGTATATATCTGGTATATGCTTATTGTTATGTAAGTTGTTCTTCTTTAAGTCAGGACATAACCCACCTAGACCATACCCGTATTTAGATTTATACTTCTTTAGTACATACCCATGTTCAGCTACGTACTCTGGTATCTCGCTATCTTCACTCGTTAAAGCTCCTGCTGACGTAGTACCATCTCCTAACCAAGCTCCTACTACATATGGGTGCATTGGTAAGTCTTGTTCTTTAAACTGCAATGGCTCTGGTGCTACAACTGCTGACTTATATTCTACGAAGTAGTTACCTGTCCTTGGTTCTAATCTATCTCTTTTATAATGTTCTAACAACCAGAGAGTATCTCTTACTATGGGGTTATCTTCTTTAAATCCTTGTTGCTCAACTTCCCATAAGTGACCTGCACCACATTTAACCTTTCTACCATCATCAAATGTTATCTCGTAGTAGTCGTCTTCTCCCCAAGGATGCAGATGAGTAACTTCTTGTTCTTCACCTGTTGAAGGGTCAGCTAATGAATCTCCAACCTCTAGTTCACCAGTTATCTTCCATGTTCCATCGCTCAGTAATACAGGCTCGTCATAGGCTAGTACTTTTAAATGATCACGGGGAATCAAACCTAACTTGCATCTAGCATCACCATATTGGAAGAAGTCGAATAAATCATCATGTACTTCACCAAAATAATGGTCAGGCATTACCCACTTAGCAAAAGACTTCAGAGAGTTCTCACACTCTTTCCTTATCTTGTCTAAATCTTTATTAGCTAGAGCAGCATTAGCCATTAGTAAACCATTACATTGACACTAGATATACTACTTCTAACAAGTACATATGTCTCTGGTGGTATAGCTATGTCTAAGAACTCTAATCTATCGTTAGCAGGTAGAGTCATTTCATAAGCTATGTATGTAGCTGCTGCAAAGGAACTAGTAGCTGACAGACCAAGTCTTATCGTAGCTGTTCCTGCTGTTCTATTACAGAAGTTAATTGTAGCATCTTCCTGCCTAGTACCAGTAAGTATCAAGGTTGTATCTGTAGTAGCTGCTAGGTCAACACCTGTAAGAGCAAAGGGAGTCTTTCTTCCTCTACTGTTATTACCTCTTGCCGTCTGTCTTACTTTAGCCATAGGCTTTACTATACTCTATCTCATATTGATTCTTGTTATACAAGTAGTCAGACTCTAGTTCTTCTAGAGCATCTCTTTCTATTTGTAGCTCAGCGAGTTGTTTTTGTAGCTCACTCTTCTTAGCTTGTAGTTCTTTAAGTTGTCTTTGTGATATTCTTTTCATGTTATATCCTATTACTGGTATACCCATACAAATACAGTTAAGTCATTAGAACCAGTTGGTAAGAAAGAAGAGTCAGTATCTAACTTAACTAGAATATTACTACCAACACTTACTACGAAGTCACTTGGTAGCTTTCTAACTTGCCCCTGTTGTAGAGAAATAGCCCCTGTGTCGAAAAGTGCTGTCCCTGCTCTAGTTACTTTTATTGTGTAAGTACCTGCTGTTATAGCATCATCCCATCTCCAACTTATCCCAGCGATAGATGATTCTTTTAGCCCTACAATTCTTGTAAGGTCAGATGTAGTAGAACTTCCTGTTATTGGAATAGTTATACCTGTTGAACTCGCTGCTATCCCATGTCTAGATAATACCCCTGCGAGCATAATATTATCGCCATACCTTATGTCTCCTATGACGTTGTCTGTTCCAGAATCAGAGTACATTGTTACAGCGTTTCCTTCGCTCATCGACTTAACTCTGTTGTAGCTAGAGTTCGATGTGAAGTCTATACCAGTAGTGCCGGTGGCTGTGTTTAAGAACTCGCCCCTATTATCTGTAATCCTGTTTCTATCGCCATCGCATTGGATATGCTTAGAATTATTTCCAGAAGAGTATAATGTATTCCCATCTATAACATTGGTTTCTGCGTACTGTCCTACCTTTACACATATCCCACCATCCCCGTTTATACCTATCCTTGAATCAGATATAGTGTTCGCATTAGAAGCACTTGCTGATATGCCAGTAAGCTCTATCCCGTTATAGTTAGATTGGATATCGCAACTTGAGATATGATTAGATGTTGCGCCAGTAGTACCAGAGAACCCATCTATTATTATCGGAAATGATGAGGATAGAGAAAATCCTGTTAAGTGTAGTCTTGTAAACTGTGAATGTCTTACTATTTTAATGTCTATAGCTGAAAGAGCAAGAGAGTTTCCTGTAACCTTTATATCTGATATTGTTATATTGTTTATCTGAGATGATGTATCTGATGAAATAAACAGAGATATTGAAGATGATGGATCAAAAGTTATTACTGATGATATCTGACCAGAGCCTATAACAGAAGACCCTTCTCTCAAAGAGAGAGACGATGTTACTTTATAAGTACCGATTGGTATACGCACTTCAAGAGAGCTATCTATAGCATCCTGTATAGCCGCAGTGTCGTCTGTTGTACCGTCGCCTACAGCCCCGAAGTCTTTTACAGAAACTATTTCATTTAGCTTACTTTCAACTGTACGGTTTACAGCACCAGAGCCAGATTGTAAGAATTTATCTTGGGTTATAGTCATTTATATTGTACCGTCATGTAATACTTTATAGTTAATACCGTTGACTGTTAGGGAGATGTACTGATTACCCGCCCCAGCACTTGCTGTACCACCAACGCTTGCGTCTGATGTTGTCAAGTGTTCAGAAATAGCAACAATCGCTAGAAGGTCAGTCGTACACCCATCGAATATCTGGTGATCTAAATTATCTAAAGTTGCCCCAGAGTTAGTTAGTGTTCTTATTCCATAAAAGTAATTCTTTATGTAGTTCTTACTAGAAGATATAACGTTATTACAATACGCATTACATCCTATTCCGTACTGGTAAGAGGAAGCAGGAGTACCTATGTCCTCTAGATAATTTCCACCAATATGAACTCTATCGACTAGCCCTGTAGAAGATGAGGCTATTAAACCTATAGCTCCACCGACAGTCGGGGATGATTGCAGGTAAGTTTCTATCTTATTATCTGTTATCCATACATCCTCAAATCCGCCATTGCTCCCATGTACGATAATTGCCTCGTCCCAATAATTTGTTGTGTCTGGACTAAGTATATCGTTCCCATAAACCCTTATACTTCTCGATGGGTTTCTTGTTGTCCAATATCCGTTATCTATGTATATACCATGCTTCTTGCCTGTACTAGTTATTGTACCACCATGTAACCGGTTATTAGCAATTGTGATATTCTGGCAAGGCTCATTCTTACTAGATGAGCTAACACCCCTAGTGAGTATCCTTATGCCCGTTAAGTCTTGCGTAGATGGAGCTGAAGTACCTAGACTTAGAGAATCTAGTACGTTATTTGATACCGTAACCTCATCAGCACTCTGTACTCTAACAACTGCACCATAAGAGTACTTCCCTGTGAAGTAGTTGTTATCTATCTTACCATGACTGACTTTTATTTCGCCAATATCAGATACTATATTTACTGCTCCGCCCCAATAACACCCTTCTGCTGTACCAGACAGGTAACTATTGTTCTCTATAATCCAATGCTTTACATTGAAAGTCAGTTGAGTAGCGTACCACCTGAAATCCTCAAACCTATTGTTTCTAATTGATACATTGTGGTTATCTCTTAGGAATACACAAGATCCTGATATCGTATCTATAATATTATTATCAATAACAACATCATCTACATTGTCTACATATATCCCATGAGATACTAAGAGGTTTGTTAGGCCAGTGTTTCCATCGCTGAAGCTGAGGTTAATTATCTTATTGTTAATGTAAGAGTGGTTATAGTATTTTGTAGTTCCATCTCCACTGAAGAAAGCATATGTATTACCTGTGGATGGTGTAAATGTTTCACCTGTCCCGTCAACCGACATATTCTCTACAATAACATCGTCTGTCGTGAACAAGAATAGTTTCCCACCACCTAGACCTATCGTTGGGATTATCTTACTTCCTATCTCACCCAATAAATGTACTGGAGATGATACTGTGATTGTAGAAGAAGCTGGGTATGATCCAGAAGGGAAGTATACAATAGCTGCTCCGCTATCTAAAGCCGCTTGTATCGCTGCTGTATCATCAGTTGTACCATCACCAACAGCCCCGAAGTCTTGGGGAGTTACAGGCATATCTACAATCTTATCGTCTAGGTCACGATTGACAGCACCAGTGCCGACTTGTAAGAACTTATCTCTTGTTAGAGCCATTACTTACAGACCATTGACAATGGCATAGATAACATCACCTAGGTTAATATCATTTACAGAGTTAAAGGTGAAAGTTGTAGTTGTTGTTTCTGAGTAGTTATCTGATACAAACTGTCTTTGTCCATTAACATAGACAGAGAGAGAGTTATTAGCTAATGTGTATGTAGGTGCTGTGAATAGAATCTGACCTTGTGTCGCTGTAGTCTTTAACATCAGAGGACTTGTAGTACTCGTTGATGTAATAATAGCTTGTAACTGACCAAGATTAACAGCATCCTTACTGTCTGCACCGTCAGCAACATTAAGCAGAGAGTTAGAGTTTAAATCTAAATCCCCAGTCATAGTAGCACCAGACTTATCAACCTTAGAGTTTACAGCAGTCTCTACACCAGAGAGTTCTGTATCCATAGCAGTAGACGTATTATATCCACTGGTGATACTCGTTCTTGTATAATCAGACAAACTTAACCTCTCTTCTTATTCAGTTTCTTAAATTCTTTTATTCTGGAAACACTAGCGAGTTCCGCTTTCGTTTTCTTATTCGCTCTTCCAACTGGTTTCTTAACCTTGACTTCACCAAGTAATGCTTTCGCTGCTGATACATCATTGTCACTGGCTTTCTCAAGTAGAACCCTCTTTGCTAGAGAGGCATCACGTAGCCTCATGTGTTCTCTCCAAGCACTAACACCATCGAAGCTCCGTTGATCCATACCATTCATAAACCACTCAGACTCTAACATCTTATCCCATACACGCATATTAGGAGCTAGCTTCAGTGCTGCATCATACTCATCTACTGAGCTCATATAAACTTCATAAGCACTAGGGTATCCCTTATGCTCTCTATTCTTTAGAGTAAAGCAAGGCTTAACCCCTTTTACTCCACCACCATCGTTAAGCTCTAGGAACATCTGCTTAATAGCGTAATGTCCATTCTCACATATATAGTCTTCTAACTCAGCTTGTGTGGGTAGTTCTCTCATCTAGTTCTCTCTTAACTTAACAACTTCATTGTAAATCATATCTAACTTCTGATGTACTGGTTCTAATCGTAACCCTATCTGTTCTTTTGTCTCTTCTTTTGTGAAGTGTCCTTCCTTCCATTCCGAACTACATATATCAAATCTCTTAGTCAGAGCATCTAGTCTCTTCCTTTCGTACCATAACCAAGGTGCTAATATAGCACCAATTAACCATTTACCCAGTGACACTATGGTTATAGACTCTACTGCTGCCATTACATTTCCTTTTCCATTCTCTCTTGAAGCTCGGTGAACCATTGCTTCTCTTGTGTTTGCTTCAAGTTGCATACGTCTAACTTCTCCTGTAGAGAGAGTATGTAGTTAGCAAGGTCGGCTTCTGTTGCTCCCTCAAACTGGTCGTAAGGGCATGTAGTTGTATATTCATTTGGTGGGAGTATCGGAGTTTGAACTAATACCCTCGTTGTTCCGCAAGCGTTCAAGAAGACTAGGAGAGAGAGGCTCATCAGAAAAGTTCTTAAGTTGGTCAAGTGTATGCTCTTCATAGTAGTTACTTATCTCCTCTAGGCTTTCTGTATACTTTATGTCACTCTCTTTAGTAACTTGTTCTTTAATCTTGCTAGTCTTTATGTCTTGCTTAGCCTGAGCTAATTCTTTCTTTGTCTTCTCTAACTTTGCTGACTTGTATTTAAGTAGAGCAAACAGAACAGATATTACTGTAGTTACTGCAATGCCTAAGTAAACCTTGGCTGTAGAGAACATTACTTATCCTCTAATGCTGTATCTGTCTTAAGTCTTAGTAGAACATTACCTAGTATGATTACATAGAACAGACCATGTGACATTAACCAAGCTGTTACTAGTGGATCAACAAGTAACCCAGAGAGTATACCTGCTCCTACAAGATTAAACCATATGGTTAAGCTCTTGTGTGATTTCTTAATCTTCTGTAGTAATCTCTTCATCTGTCAGTTCCAAGTCCCAGAAAGGGTCATTAAATAGCTTATATCTGAAAGGTGAGAACAAGGGGTCTAGTACTGATACAGTATTGTCTTCGTATAACCCGTAATTGTTCTCAGAGAATATGTCGTATTCCATCATAAATTTACTCCCTATACTTACAGTATGGTGGGTTTTGACCAAAAAGTACACCTTTATTTTCACTTATTTGTTAAGTTGTTGTATTATAAGGGAAGATAGTTTGTCTATTTCTTCTTCCTAGCCCATCTTTTCTTCTGTTTGTTAGTTTGTGGTATCAAACCCCTCATAAACATCTTAGCTAAATCAGGTGCTGTATTGTTAGATTGAGCTATATAACTCTTATGTAATATAATCTTCCATTCACTAGTAGTCTTTATGCTAGGAGTGAACCATTCACCTCTAATGTTATGGTTCTTAAACCTCTTATGTAATCTCTTCTCTTCTTTCCTAGCTTCTTCTTCTGTTTCAAATACGCCTAGAGCGACAGGGACTAACATATATGGATTACCTACCTGCATCTCAGCTATCCTACTCCTTATGTTCTTTGTGTACCCAATCTTAACTGGGTTAGTATCCTGTGGGCTATCTGCTTCAACTCTACATTCTACTGCATATACATAATGGGACATCTTACTTCCTTAGGTTTCCTTTTGGCAACACTCCCCCCTTGTTTCCCTAGTTAAGTCTATTAGCTTATCTAGCTCACTACAGTAGAGACTGACCTTATCAAGATATACATTCTATGATTACCAGCGAGGTAAGCAAGAGCTGTACGAGACTCTTCATTTATTCTTAACTGAGGGGTGGTGTCACTAGGCTCATATGTCCTAGCTCTATCCACTATCCTGTTTACTGGAGTATTCCTCTCTACTGGATTCACTCCACCTGCGGGGACAGGGTACTATAAAGATAACGTATAATATTATTACCTCTATACTTATAGTATGGTGGGTTTTGACCAAAAAGTACACCACTAATTTCATTTATTTACTAAGTCTATGATTTACAAAGGAAGATAGTTTGCTGAAATAACCCCTATGTTCGATTTGGTTTAAGAAAGTCCCTATATGGGTACTGAGAGTCCCCTTATGGGACTTTATGTAAACCAGCAAAGCCAGATGCGAGATTCGTGGTTATGAATCGAGCAGATAGTCAAGGTATTATGTGTATTAATCAGTAATGTTATCTAGTCTGTAGCCCACGTAGAATGGGAGTTTCAGAATTATTGTAAAATATTTCTTGGGGTCTTGCACTATATAGAGCACGCACCCCTGTCCCCCTGCATGGGGGTCGATGATTCCTAGCGCCATCGCGCATCATGCATCCGCCTGTAGCCCGCGTATCTCGTAGGTGTCAAAAGATTGACGCTTTGGGTCTGGACAGGTGGTTAGGGTGTCAAATACTTGACGTTATACTATCATAATACTATCACGTGATGAATACCTTGTACTTACAACCATTTAGTTGTATCTGCAACTATATATCCATCTACTACCTATGACACTAGTTGTCACTTAGTGACGCTCAACGTCACATATCGTTTAAACGCTCTCAGATGCCGCTGGTTGAACGATAGCCTTAAACCTAGGGGTTACTATAGACTATTGCTCAACTCTATTTCGATGGTCAATGTCTCACATTATGTTGGCATGACTATTGCTTCGCGTATGCGATCTATTAATGCTATCGTGGGTATTAAAATAAAGTGAAATCATTGGTTGACAATAGTGATTATTAAGAGTTATTATCCGCCTGAGATAATTTTTTAATTTAACGGAGATACAACATGACAAAGCAACAACAGAGGATACTACTAGCAGATAATAACCATGCTAATATTTACACTGATAACATAGTGGGTTTAATGAATACTGGTAATAAGCAAGTGAAGCAATACAACATGGTTAAATTACAACATGTATTGCCACGTGGACTACGAACATAAGCTACATCGACAAGGCATCAGCCAAAACACATAACAGAGGTATACGACATGAGCACATTACATCAAGATTTTAAAGCGATAATCGAACAGGCAATTGCAGACAATAGGATTGATACTGACAAGTATGATGTTGTTGTAACTGAGTGTCCTACTCATAACACTATTAGATTTGAATTGTTCAACGCCAAATGGAATCAGCTTCATACTAGATTAAACAGTTTTGAGCCTGACGCTATCGGTACATTAAACTTAATAATTGACAGACTATAAACTAAACATAACAGGGGTATAGACAAATGAACACACAAACTAAACAAGCATATGAACTAATAGCAAAGGCAGCAAGCAATATGGAGGCGTACGAGGCTATTCATGCGGGAATGGCAGTTAGTGTACAACTAGGCATTAAGCAGCTACTAGAGTAGCTGTATTGTTTGTAGACACTACAGGCGGTGAAATGGAACTAGGCACACAATACTATGTAGATAACCTGCAAGCTGATATAGATCGAGTACTAGAAGCAGCATAGAATAATCCTTAAGGCTATTAGAAACTAGTAGTCTTGCTGATTAAAACTATCATAACGACAGAGGCATAAAACAATGACTAAATCACAATTAAGATGGGCAAGCAAGCATGACTGGTACATGAGTGGCAATAGGTACGGTATTGTTGTTAGAGATTACAATAATAAAGCAGAAGTAGTACCGGTTAAGTTTACTGACTTTAAATCACTATACATATGGGCGGGGTACTAGTAATGATTAATATCAGCGGTAATTTATTCGCAAAGAATGATGGTGAATTCATAGATAGCTTGTTCAATCATGGCGGCACTTGCTTAGGATTCTATAAAGTAATGAGTAATGGCGCGATAAGATTGTTTGACCAACAGAATAATATTAGAGCTTATATTGTAAACAATAAACACAATGAGCAATTCTTTGTTAGCGCAAGCAAGATAGATAGTAAAATATTCTATTCTTATTCGTTGTGTGATCGAGAGTCTGAATGGTTAGGTGTAATTGATCTAGGATATATGGAACTGATTAACCTAGCTAAGAAACTAATAAAAGGGGATAAGTAATGAACATACAGATAATACTATTTGACATATTACTAGTGCTCAGTGCTATAATCGCTGGTGTAGCGCTAGTGTCCTACTTAATCAAAGATAAATATAACAGAGGTAATAAATCATGAACAATCAAGAGTACTGGACAGAAATTAAAGACACTGCGAGCCTGATCATATGGTCTGCTATAAACGAATACGATAGCGATAAGACTCGTGATAGTATTAACGACCTGATATACGATAATGTACTACCTAACTGTATAGAAAATCACCAATGGGTTATATACTACGGCTATAACCTAGATGTTATCAAGCATACAGATAATCTGGACTACATGAGCGATAACATGGGCGATGATATGTTAGCTGAATCTTTAAGAACAGGTGGTCTAAGTGGATTGCATCAAGCCTTGTGTTACTGGTCAATGTATGCTGATGTTATGGAATACATAACCGATGAGGCAATAGACAAGGAACTTAAGGTGTATTGTGAGGAACATACTAATGAACATAACTAAACTAGAACTAATCAAACTACTAGGCGAGCATAGTGCAGCTTATAACACAAAGACAATTAAACAATTGAGGGATAAGTAATGGAACATACAATAGAGATAACTAAAGAAGCCTTCTGGTTACTAGTTGGTAACGATCAAAAAACTTGGTATGATTATACTGCGAGTAAACTATCTGAGAGTAGTTACTACTATAACCATGGAGTGACACTGTTCACAGTAACTAACTTCATTAGTGAAGTGACCCAATACTACATACAGGGTATTAAATCATGATTGAATACATAACATGGTTAATCAATAACCAAGATACAATTGAATCCATCATAGTTAGAGGCTTGATACTACTAGGCGCATACTACGGCTTAATATATTATATCAATAACTATGACAGTATTAATACACATAGGCAGACTAAAGTCAGGAGTGATTATAAATGATACATATAAACTTAAATCAGGAAGTAACGGCAGAGCAGATAGGTCATATATACAGATATATTAATTCAATAGAATCGTATGAGCATGTACATATAACAATATCAGGTGTCAACGCGAAAGGTTATATCAGGCTTGAAAGCCACTATCCTAGCGATGAAAATAACAAAGATACGACATTTACCTACACAATAGCACCTAATGGTGTATGGCAATCAAGGAGTAGTCAAGATGAATGATATAAATATAGACATAAATCAAGTAGCTGATGAGTACTATGAAACCTTTACGGCAGATTGTGACAGAACACACTATTTAATTAAACACACAGTACATGATGTTCACAGTTACCATATGAAAAACAATGTAGCAGAGAAACAAGCTAAAAGAGACTTCTTAATTAGCATAGGATTAAACGAGCTATAGAGGGGCTTTATATACCTACCCAGTAGGGTAGCTTAGGTATACACGTTAAAACCCCTAGAACCTGAGCTGTCGAGCTCATAACACTACATATAACAGAGGTTTAGTACCATGACTAGAGATATAAAACAGATATTAGATGATATACCAGAGAATAAGGGACTATGTACCAGAGATGGACATGAGATATTATTCATTAGAGATATACCAGAGAATACAGAAAGCCCATTGCTGGTTGTATGGCTAGATGAAACAGGAATACCAGAAGCAGAGTTTAGAGATAGTAATGGAAGATACTGGGGTATTCATACAGAATGTGGGTTAGATATTATAACAGTAGATGAGTATGATATGATAAGTAGTGAACCCTTCTCTAGGAGTCCTTATATATACCTTAAGGCTAGCAGTGTGCTTAAGAGTATAGAGAAACATTACAATGATGTTGGAGTATTCTTAAGGGAGAATGTGTGAATTATGTTTATATGTTATGAAGTATACATATATACATATCTATGAATTATGTATACTCTAAGGTACTTAAGGGTAAGTAAATTAGTCATATATGTATGTTACATAGGTATATACATATATATGTTATACAAGTAACTAAGAATACTTAAGGGTACTCAAGGGAGGGATTAGTAATGATATAGGTGTATTTATACCTTGTCAAGAGGAATTGAAAGATAATAGACCAATGGTATTGGTTAGCAGATAACTGGTACTAATTCGTGATAGTATAAAAGAGGATAGAGATTATGAGAGACATTAAATTTAGAGCTTGGGATGAGAGACACAACGAGATGGTGTATTCAGATAAAGATGATTGTTTCTATATCAATACGAAAGGTGTGTTGTTTATGTATAGGATACCTATGTCAGAATCTGGTTTGGTAGAAGAATACTACAAATCGTATGATGCGATGCAATTCACAGGACTAAAAGATAAGAACGGTGTTGATATCTATGAAGGTGATATACTGAAAGTAAACAATGCCTTCATACAAGTTGTATCTCTTGAGCCTAAAACAACTACAAGTCAAGGACATGGGGAAGGATTCTTCTCGGTAGGACTACTCATTGCTGATGGATACGGGGATACACACGAAGGAGAACTACGTGTAATCGGTAATATATATGAAAATCCAGAACTAATTGAAAAGGACTAAGACAATGGATAATTTAATCAAAGAAGTTAAGCGTATGGAAACTATATTCCTGTATCAAGGTAAAGGAATGAAAAGTGGTGTTACATTGGATAAATACACAAGGGAAGTCTTGAAAGAAGTTAAAGGTGAGCATCTAAGTATGGAAGAAAAGATAGTTTCTACAAATAAAGGCTTGCTTTGTTCTTGGTTTCTTGGTAAGCTAACTAGATTAAAGAGATTGGAGAGATATAATGATTGATTTAACTAAGAAATATACAAGTAATGGTAACCCCGTTACACAACTGATATACTTCACTGGGATTGAGGAGGATTACTGTTTGTTTGGTGTTGTAGATAAGGAAGTAGAGTCTTGGACTGACATGGGCATTTATTCAAGGCAAGGAATAAGATCAGTATACAACCTTAAAGAAGTTAAACCAGAGCAATGGGTAAACCTGTATTGGGAAGACGGAAAAAGCAGCGTCACAGGTATTGGTGTATATGCCTCAAAAGAAGAGGCATGTGGCAAGGCACACGATTGTTTTACTTACATAAAGACGGTGAGGGTTGACCAGTGAGTAATATATCTTGTAGAGAAGCTAAAAAGACTGCTTGGGAAGCTGAAAAAACAATAGCCGACTTAGAGAAACAAGTAAAAAACTTAACATTTCTTAAAGATATGTATAAAGCAGATTACGAAAGAGAAATTATACTGCATGAGTGCGCAGTTAATTACTATAAAGAAAAACTAAATAAAGCGAGAATTGACCAATGAAACTATCA